GAATACTATGATTATTGTAAAAAAAACTTTACCTATGAATCACCAGAAGAGCAAGAAAAAAAGTTCCATAAAATACAATCAAAATTTTTTAGGGAAGGGTATGATATTAAGATTAATTAAAAATAATAAACACTTTGACTTATCAGGCGTTTCATTAGAGGATTTGAATTATCAGAAAAGTATACTTGAATTAAAGAATAATGAGTTGTTTGATGTTTGTTGTTTTAGTGATGATGACTTACCACTACCAACCACTTATTTTAAACTTAAACCAAAAACAATTAAGGTATTTAAAACAAAAACAATAAATATTAGAAATGATGTTGAACAATGGTGTGATGTTATTGGAGTTAGTCAGACTGGTGGGTCAAGTAAAGAAACCAGTACAATTGTTCCACAATATAATATACAAAAAAATAATGATATTGTCAAGAGTAAAATTAGTTTTATTCCAATGACAATTTTTACACCAAACTATTGGTACTGTAATTCAGTTGAATTCAATGTTATAGCACAATACTACAAAGGTAATCATCATAAATTATCTTCAGAGGATTGGGAGTCTTGGTATATACACGAGGGTAAAGATTTAATTAGTGAAAAAGAAAAAGAGTTTTTACCATTTGTTAATTTTATCAAAAGAATAGGTTTTAATTATGAATAAAATAGCAGTTTGTATAACAGGTGAAATGAGATATTGGGAAATAACAAAACATATTTTTAAAGATTGGGATGTAGATTTTTTTATTTCTACTTGGGACACTACTAATCGTGGTGAAGATAATTATCCTTACAAATTTCACGGAAATACAAATATAAATGAAGATATATTAAAAACTTTAAAACCAAAAGATTATGAGTTTTTAGGTCGTGAGTATGAAAATAAAAATGATTTTCATATGGCAAAGTATTATTATTTAATTCATAGATGTAATTTTTACCTAATTGATAAAAAGGTTTTTCTGATTCAACTCTCTTAATTTCAAATAACCTTTCACCAAGAGGAAAATAAATTAAATCTCCTTCTTTTGGTCTAGTAATTAAATCTTCGAAGGTATAATCAGTTATGAGACCATCTTTAATACCTGATGTGATACCCTCTAAAAATGGTGTTATAGTTTCTTCAAATCTTTCTTTTGAAATTGTTAGACTTACTTCATTTGTTAACCTCAATCCAAATTTAGTCATTAAATCACTATTAGGATTGTATCCTTCATAATTATTTAAATATGCCTCTATAGCAAAAGAATCATCAAATTTTGACGATTGAACTTCTCTAATAATATTATCAGTTTTGAAAATTTTTCTTGGTAAATAGAATACTTCTATACCATATATTTTTAATTGTTCATTAATCAAATCTTGAACTAAAAATTGTTCATTTTTAGAACCTTGGAGGAAGAATGGGTTTAATGGCATTTTCTCATTATCCTATAAAATCAAGAGGTGGTAACTCATATTCCAACATCATTCTTTGTTTAATATCTGCCAATTCTCTTTCAGCGTCTTCATAATATTGTCTACCATTTAATTCAATTCCACCTGGTAATCTAGTTCCACTAAATTTCATCATATTCAAACCCCACTGTCTTTTTATTAGGAGTGTTAAGTATCTTTTTAAGAAACTATCATTAAATGCTTTTGTAAATTCAGAAGGATCTAATGCTCGATGACAATCAATAACTAAAAATGTATCCGTATTTTGTGCTTCCCAATCAATATCTAAATATAACCTATTCTGTCTTTTGTTAAATCTTATTTGTTTGTCTGTTGTTAATAAATGATCAATATCTTCCAAATATCTTTTAGTCATTGTATATTGAAGTAACTCAACCGAATTAAAATAATATAAATCATTTAAAAATAATTGATACTTAATACTAAACATTCCACCAGATATTGAACTAGTATCAAATTTAAAAATTTTCTCTATACCAATAACACTATCAGGAACTTGAATAAAATTGCTTGTTTCGTAAAAAGATGATGTTGTTGTACCATATCCTGAAATATTGGTTGAAGTTCCAGTTGTTGTAACTATTCCAACACCTGAAGTTCCCTCTGCTTTTCCTCTGTCAATGTCGTCTTGTGTTATTTTATACTTCAAGTACATTCTCTCAACACCGTCAAAATGTCTTTCATTGAAGTATTGAATTGCATCATCTACTAGATCATCTATTTGGTCATCGTCCACGTTTACTTCTAAGACAGGTGCACCTAATTGTCTTAAACAATAGTCTATTAGTTCCTGTCTACTATTTGGTTTTCCCATTAATACGAGCCTCCATCAATCAATCCAGCAGTTAAGGTGCCAGTAACATTTAAATCTGAACCAAAGGTAGATATTCCTGTTACATTAAGTTGTTCAGTTATATTTAAATTACCTGATAATAATACTGTACCACCATTAAATGTTAAATTAGCATTATCTTGTAATTCTCCTTGCGATCCTACGTAAACAATACGTCCTGCAGTTAAATCTGATATTTTAGCACTAGACGCTACAATGCCAGCGTCAAATGTAGATACACCAGCAAAAACCCTCATACCAGAGGCAAAGGTTGCAATTCCTATAAAAGTTGAAACTCCAGTTACATTTAAATCTGTAAATGTATTTGGAGCATTTGAAATTGCTGTTTCTATTGTTGATGTGGTTACTGCATCTAATGACGCAATATTTTTCAGTTCACGAGTTGTGCTTATTACTTCATTACTTCCAATGTAAAGAGATCCAAATGTACCAACGCCAGATATATTAACTTGTCTTCCACTTACTTCATCATATACAATATCATCTAATACAAATAAATCTCCACCGACATAAAGATCACCACCAGTTGTTGTAATACCACCTGAAGACGCTAAAGTCGTGATTCCTGCTACGTTTAATGATTGTAATGTAGTGTCACCTAGTACGTTTAAAGTCTCACCAATGTTAGTATTTTTCTTTATACCAATTCCACCCTGCAATTGTACAGAACCTGAATCTATGCTGCTAGAGTTAGTAGTATTTGAAAATGATGTAATACCAGTTATAGCAATTAAGGAAGCATCAATTGTGTCACTTAAGATAAACTTCTCTGATGTTATATCCCATACTAGTAGTAAACCATCTTCTGCTTTACGATTCGAATCGACATCACTTAAGTTAACTAATCTTGTCGGTGGTGACGAAGCATTAGATAATACTCTTATTACATTTTGTGATCCAATTCGATCATTTATAGTTGCCATTACCTTGTAACTCCAGATCTGACGAGTGCTGCACCTTCTATGGCTTTATATTGGTTACCACCAGAAGTTATTATTTTTACATCATATACGTACCTTCCAGGTTTTAGAGACACTGTATTAGCAGCAGTTAAAGAGATTGAAATTATCCCTGCATCAGGATCGGTAACAGTCGTTGCAAACGATACTGCCTTTGAAGCAGATGCATGCTTTCTAATCATCGCTGTCGTTCCCGATCCAGTTAAATTTAGAAATTCATTAGAGCGAGTATCCTCCAATTGAAATGACGTATCAAAGTCATACCCTTGCTCAATTACAATGTTGGATACATATACTGCCATTATTAATCAATACATTTTTAAATATTTATATCTAAGAGGATTTATTAATTAGTTCTCTTAAAAGTGACTTTATTTCATCTACATCAGACCTTAATTTCTGAATTTCATTTTCTTGGTTTTTTTTACTCTGCTGCATTTTTTTGTATTGTAAGTACCCTTGAGAATCGGTACTTACAATTGCCCCTGATTTATCATCTCGAAATAGATGTTTATGACCTGTGACTGGAATCATTATGCTAAAGCAATAACTCTTAAATCTTTAAATCTTGGAGGATATGCTTCGTTAGTTCCACTCATTACTATTTTGATTTGGAATCCAACAAATTCATCCAATTCATCTACAGTAAATTCATATTCTCTGAATTCATTATCTTTACTTGCAGGTACAGGAACATCAGGTCTTCCACTATTCGACTTTGGATCAATAATAATTTTATCAATGCCAGTATCCCTTAAGTTATCAAAACCAGGAAATAGTTCGTATGCCTGTTCAACTTCGCTTGAATCGGTTTTAAATAATCTATATAAAACTCTAAAGTCAGCAGATGGGTGTCTATATGCACTCACCAATACTTTCAAGGATGTTGATGCTTGTTGTAAATTAACTTTTTGTGAAATATAGCATGCATTATGTGGATCACCTGTCAAGTTATTTGATCTAGAGTCAGTAGTATAGTCACTTATAGGTGAATTTAATCTATTCCTTATAAATCTAAATGCAGCATTCATCGTATCGAAGACTGGAGATACATTAGGATCTAGAGTTTCAAGTTTAGCTAATATTGTAACTGATTTATTGCGTGGTAAACCACCCAATTGTGCATCTTCATTAACTTTAGAACATAAAAGTCTAGGTGAATCTAATCTATTAATTTGATTAAATTCAACATCTTCAAATCCTTGATCTACAAATGATATTTCAGAACCACCTTCACTTGTTCCCGATACAGATCTTAATTGAGCTGAAATTGTAGTGTCAATTGATGGTGTGAAAGTATGAATTGATGGAATAAATGCATCATATTGGAAGTTTTGTGATCCTACAATTGATCTTTCTCCTCCAATTTTTTCATCATTAAAACTAATTTGATTTATACCACTTGACCTATCCTGTAAGTTAGGTCTTCCTGCTCCTCTATCAATTTGCAAGAAATAATTATCACTTGTTTTTAATGATTGTAATGTATTATTACTTGGTAAATTATGAGTTGTATTAATACCAGTTAAGGATATTCCATTAAACTCATATTTAAATGCTTGATCATTAACAAAATGAGAATCTTTTGGAGAACCACCAAAACCTCTTGTTCCAACACTTAAGTTTCCTGCACCAATTCCATCATAGAAAATAATTTCTTTTCCTATTTGAACATAACCAGTGCTGGTGGTTATACCCTCAAATGTACTAAATGGTGCAGTATTTGCAACAGAAATAGTAGTATCGGTTGAAGTAATATTTTCTGTTAAGAGAACAGAGATGGTATCTGGTTTAACTCCGTCAATTTGCACAACGTTCTGAATAGCATTCATAGAGTGATTTGAACTGTTAACTTCAAGAACATTTCCAGTGTATAAATCACCATTGACTACAGAATCACCTCTTACGTTTACTCCAGAGTCAGCAATCGTTCCTCCAAAAACATCAGTGTAAAATGTCAATCTTTTACCATCACTAATTTTTTCACCTTGAACATTTGTTAGATATAAAGTATCCATTCCAAATTTGCTAGTGACTGTTACTTCTGCACCAGTTCCAGCATTTCCTACATCTGCTGTAGTGATTCCTAAAACATCACCCACAACATATCCATTACCAGTTGAAGCAATTGATACTCCAGTGACTGAACCTGTAGAATTAACTGTTACGGACGCTGTTGCTCCTGTACCTTCTCCTGTAATAGAATATAAGTTTACTGTGTATGGTGAATTGGAATCATCATATCCAGTTCCAACGCCAGTTACAGAACTGCCATCTATTGGTCCTCCAATTTTTTCAACAAATCCTTTTGCATCTTCAGAATTAGTATATGGTGAAGTGTTTGATGCTGTAACTTTTGTTCCTACTGATATGATACTACTTAAAGCAGTGGTTGTATCAATACCAACTTTTAATTTTCTTGGATAAGTTTTTAAAGAATTGTCTGGTAATTTTGAATTAATTTGATCATCAGTTATTATGTCAGAATTAAACATTGTAACTGTACCTGGAGTAGTACTAAATGCACATTTATAAAGATTGAACTTCATATCCTGTGTTTGAGTAGCTGTCCAAATAGTTCCATTCTGAGATTTGAATAAACTTCCTCCCAAATATTGTTTGGTTATGATGCTCTTTGAACCTTCATCAACTCCAAGTCTTTGGGTTTCAATTGTCTCTTCTCCCATTTGAGCAATCCAAACCTTATATTTTATTGTTGCTGGTGCTAAAAGAACAAAACAATATTCTCTTTCAGGTTCAAGATATATTGGTGAGGGGAAAGTAATTTTAGTTGGTATAGATGCATCTGGAGAAGTTTTTATAATTGACTCACCAGAAGAGTCTAACGTTGTTGGATCTAAAACAACTTCAGCCCAATCGACAGGTATTTCATCTGTAGGAGTTCCTAACTCCATAGTTCTTACTTGAACAGTCAAAGGTACTCTATCATCTTTTTCGAAGAAATAAACTTCTATCGATGATAAGAACATTCCACTTTCATCAACTGTAAATGATTGTGCTAGAGGATCTCTTCCACCTCTTCTTCCACCTCTTCTTCCTGCACGATTGTTCCTTCTTCCTCTTCTGTTAATCCTTGCTGGAGGTAAAGCAGCTGGTGGTGGTGGAGGTGGACGACGAATTATTGTTGTTGTTGATGTAAATGTATTAATTAAACCAAACGTACTGTATCTACCTTCACCAAAAGTTATACCAATACCTTCATCTCCCCTTGTAGCAGCAGCGTCATTAGCATCAGATGTTAATCTAAATGTCTTTATTCCATTCTCAAATCTTAAAGGTGGTGGTGGAGTTGTATTTGGATCTCTAAAGAAGAATGATCCAAAAACAGCACCAAATTCATCAGGAATTAATCTATTATTAGTCAACGTGGCAATGGCACCACTACTTTCTCCAACGAATCTCATACCCGAAATTAATCTACCAAAAAATCGAGGATCATGAGATAAAGAAGCAATATCAACATTTAATACTGTTGAGGATTCTGTATAGGATGTGCCCAAAGAAAGTGAAGTATTATAAGGATTACTTGGAAATACTGAAGTTGGGTTATTATAAGATCCTGTTTTATGGTTTGGTTGTGCAACTCTAAATGCAAATATTTGATTACCATCTGTTGAAATACCACGAACAGTTTCAGTTATTGAAAATGTTCCAGAAACCATAGAAATTTCTAATAATTTTGGAATAATATCAATACCACTTCTTCCATCAAAAAATGGATAATGTCTAACTGATGGCATTAAATTTAGAGCACTAAATCCAACGTTCCTAGATCTAATAAATGGTTCTTCAACTGAAGATGTTAAAATTCTTGCTGTTGATGTACCTGCATTATCTCCAATAAGAGTTCTTGTTCCACCATCAACTTCAATTGTTCTTGTCCAGTTATCTTCTGATGGATCTAATGCAATTCTACCGTCACGAACAACAACTTCGTATGGGTTGACATTTTCAACTCTACTTGCTTGAGGGTTACCAATATCAGATTTTACTTCTGTGTAATCTAGTGTTATTATATCACCTGTTTTTCTAACATTTGGATCTAATAAAGCTAGGTTTTGAGAAAAGTCTGCACTATTAATATCAATACTTTCTGATACACCTAATAGTGGTTTAAGACTGTAATATTCTTGTGGAACTACTAATTCATTGTTTTCTGTATCGATATTAACTTTAGTATCTTGATTTGTCACATCAATACGATTAGGATCTTTAAAATCATCTACAAAAAATCCAGATTTAAATCTATCACCAGTTGTATCTTTAATTTGTAAAGTTTTAGTATCTAATTCAAGTAAACTTAAACTAGTAACAGTTTCTAAATTTTCTATTCTATCTTCTAATTTACCAATATCCCTCATGGTATATCTTCTGTTTTCAATAACAGTTACCTTTGCGTCACTTGGTTTGTAAAGATATGCTGGAAGATCTATTGTTGCAAGATGCATAGCACCATCAGTTAATACAGGTGGTTTTGGATTAAGTGATGAAACACCTTTTATAACTGAAAAATCTCCATCATAGGCTTCTCCACGACTTAAAATTAACTTATCAATTCTAGGTAAGAAATAACTATAACCTAAAGTGGAATCTCCCTCTGGAGAAACTACGAGTGGTGGTGTGCCTGATGTAGCAAAACTCCTAGATGTAAATGCAAATGGAGATTCTGCAATATTAGTTGTTGGTGCAACTCTAGGTCTAAAATCAAGTGTATCTGAAGTCCTTAAATTGTTTTCTAAAACTGGAATATCATCTGTAAATCTATCTTGATCGTATGAGTTAACTGTAAATACATCACCAGTATCAGTAGTTGGAACCTCATAAAAATTAAATATTACTAAAAGTCTTCTAGATGGTGCAGAGAGAGTTGCTTTTCTTACAATTCTTGAGTAATCATAAAACTGTTCTCTCTGACCTTTATCTAAAGTATATTTTTCAGTTACATTTATATTGTTTCCTAAATTAATTGCTTGAACAGTAGTTACAATATTTGATTCTTGAAATGTTATTGTTTCACCTAAAACAAATTTAGTATCTGTGAAGTATGCAACCTCAACATTTTCAGCATCTACTCTAGTAATTAATTGAGCCGTAGCACCACTTTCTGATCCAATTATTCTCTCACCATCAATAGTATTGGTGTTTAAGGAAAGACCTGATATAGTTGTTATTCTATCTAAAGTTGGATTGTTATTATCTTTAGACTCTAATATAGATACTACATTCACTACGTCTGGAGTATTTAAAGATATCTCTCTGTCCTCTATTCTTAATCCATAATATCTGTTGTATGTCAATCCATTTGTAGATGTAGTTACACCAACTTTAGTTTTATCAATGATAATCTTACTACTTCTTACAAATTGTTTTGATTTATTTGTAATTCCTTGTTTTTCTATAGTTGTGTTTAGAATCCCTGTAAAAGTACTTTTACTTAATCCACTAAATTGTACTTTTGATCCACCGTCAACTAATTTAAATTGATCTCGTGTTAATGATTCAACTACTCCATCATTATAGATTAAAGAATATTTTTGAGTATCAAAATTACTAAAGAATGAACTTGATATACCTGCAGGAACCTCTACTTGTACTGAATTAGCACCACTAACACTGAGTATACTAGACTGTGATGAAACTGATAAAGTAGAGTTTGCTAAATTTACTTCACATATATTATCAAATCCTAATTTTGCATACAATCCAGTGTTTTCTTTATCTACAACAACTGGAGATGCTAAAGATATTGAAGATGTGGTATTAAGACCAACTGCACCATCATTTACCCCAGTAACAGTTGTAACTCCAGCAACAGTTAAGGTTTTTAAATCTGCACTAATAGCAGTAACTCTATTAAAATTGATGTCAGTAGTTCCTGCAGTTTGATATTGTATGATAGAATCTGTTTTTATACCTGTAAATGCATTTCCAGGTGATGTTATAGTTCCTGTAAGACCATTACTTGATGAAATTACACTATTATTAAAAGATGGTAATGATTGTATACGAGTAGTTTCTAATATCGTATCTGCACTAAAATCTATGAAACCAGCTATTAATGCACTACTATTTTGATAAACTGACTTTATATCTTGAAAAGTATATTGTCTAACTGATACTACAGATCTAAATGATTCTTCATCTTCATTGATAATTAATTTTTCACTAGGAATAAAGGTACCAGATGTTTGAGACAATACGATTTCAGTCCCACTGGTAACTAATGCGTTGAGAAATCCTGTAGCACCGCTACTAGCACCTCTAACAAAAGTACTTTGTGGTGCTGATAAAGGTGCATTTAGAGTAATCATTGTATATGTTTGAACATCAAACAAATAAAGATTCCACTGACTATCATTCCCTTCATATGGAGCATTTCTTAATCCAAATGAATATACTCTTGCTTTTCCTATTTCGTAAGAACCAGTAGGAATTCCAGTTGCAACCACTGTATCTTTTCTTCGACTTAAAAGTGAAACTGTATTTGCATCTACATTAGTTCCTAAAGCAGGTGTTCCTGATATGTTATTAACACGTACTATAGTTCCCATTTCAAACGGAACTAGTGCAGTTCCTGTTGTTCCTTTATCTCTTGGTTTCTCAAAATCTACAATAGTTGTTCCAGGTTTATCAATCCTAAAACCTTGTACATATGCTTTTCCAGCACTTACTTCAATACAACCCAAATCATCTGATGGAGTATTACCATCCTCAGTAATTTCGTTAGATTTATATACTCCTCCATTTGAAAGACCAGTATCTAAAGAATCTGCTACTTTGACTTCAAAATTATCTATTGAATAATTTCCAGATTCTTCAAATGTTCTAGCAGCTAGATATTTTTCTAATTCGTTATATACAGAAAAATCTTGTAATTTTTTAAGTTCACCTTCTCTTAATTTAATTATTTCTACAAAACTAACATCACTCGTATCTGTTAAAGATTTTTTAGCAAGTGTTGCTGTTATCTTCAACCTATCTGCACCAGGTGCTGCAAAATTAGAAAATCCTTTTGCATTATCATACAATGATGAATCGTCTTTTGCGGTGATGATTGATTCTGTAATATTTAATCCAACTCTATATGAAGGTTCATTTGAATATGCATCTAATACTATAGTGCTTGAAGGAACGCTTATAAAGGTTCCTCTAACAAAATATACACCTTCATTCATTTTAACTGCACTACCAGTTGCTGAAGCGTTTGTAGGCACTAATGTGGCGACACTTTCACCATTTACTATAGTTGTATTTCCGTAAGTGATATCTTCTAAAGTAATTAAAGACTCACTATCTTCCAAATTTGCACTTATATTTTCATTATTTCCCGTTAAGTATTTTACAAAAATTGTAATATCTGTAATACCCTCTGCTTCATTTATTGTTTTACAGTCATTAACCAAAAGTTCTATCCCAGAATTTTGACCTTTTAGTTTTTTTCCTTTTAATTGATCTAGATAAAGTGATATTGGAAGACCTAAATGTTCTGATTCTACTCTTATTGAAAAATAAGAATCATCATAACTTACACCACCAGGAAGAACCATTGATCCTTCCTTAAACACATGACTACCAAAAGATTGCAATTGGTTTTGCAATATTGATTGAAGTGTTGTTAATTCTCTTGCCTGAACAGGTCTACCTGGTCGGAATAAGACTCTGTAAAAATTATTGTCGTCATTAAAATCATCATAATAAGGACTTATATTTAAATTTGTTTTCTGTGACATGTTTTAGAATTCCAGGATAACTTTTATGTCTTCTTTTTGTCTACTATCTCTAGTAATTAATTGTCTATTATCCAAATAGATAATATCACCCGACTGATTATTTATCTCAGATTGAGATAACCCATTTTTGAACTCACAACCAAGATCAATAATCTTAGTTCCTGTTGGATTTGTTGTAATACCAGTAAAATTAGTATTTATTTTAACTGTAAATGAATTTCCTTGATCATTTACTCCCCTGATAGCATCAGCTGAACTTGAAGCAAAATCATATATTTTGCCGTCGGTATTAGCTAAAGTATTAATTCCAACGTAATCTTTTTGATCTCCAGTTGTTTGATTGAAATAGAGTGATCTATCTCTATAATATTTTAATACTGCTATTGGGTTAGAAGAATCATTTGAAATGATATCAAAAGAAACTACATAACCTCTAACTTCACCTATTATATTAGATCCACTTTTTACATCTTGTCTAATAACGTTCCCGACGTTTATATCACTCGCTTGTGGAAAATCATTCAAGTATAGTGAGGAAACAGAGGAATATTGTGCTTGATCAAATATTTGAGTTGATCCTATTGATGTTGGATTTTTTACAATACCAATTTGAGCAAATTTCGTATCAATTGGAAAATCTTTTGTAGAATCATCAAATCTAGCATATACTAGAACTCTGTCTGCACCCAACTCTTGATAAATATCAAAACCATGCCCATTTGATGGTGGTATGATTGGTATCAATTTTGCAGAACCAGCACTTCCAAAATCTTTTAGGTTAACCATACCATATGTGTAACCTTTTCCACCGACAGATACTTTTACATCTGAAATTTTTGAGGTTGAGTCTACCTCAACAATTGCTTTTGCACCAGTGCCATCTCCAATAATATCAACTTCTTTTCCATCTCCACCACTACCAGAGTAACCTGTTCCACCATCTTCAATATAAACTTTTTTAATTTGATTATTATTGACATCAGCATTTCCATTATCTCTAACATTGGCTATGTTAGAATCTGTAGAACTAGACCAATCATTAGGTAATGGTATGAATTCAGTGGCATCAAATTTGATGATATCAGTTGGAGCTACTGTAAATAAGTATTTCCAAAGATACCCGTCATCTTTGGCACCACTTGCTCTAAATGGTTCTAACCCAGTCAATGTTGGTTCATTTAAAGAAGCGTTTCCAGTGGTGTTAATACCAGAAGATCCATTATCAATACAAATATAAACATTGAAATCTTTGTTAATTACATAGTAATCAGTATCATATAATCTTGGAGTATTTCCATTTGGTGATAAGTTATCGGGATTATAATCATGTCTATACATGTCATAGAATCTATCTTTAGTCCATGTTACTTTTCTTATTACTCTTCTAATATTATCACTAGTAATTTTTTTACCAAAAATCATTGTATCACGAGCGTGATTCAAATAATTGATGTTGTCAACTGGTTTTTTTCTAGTAAATTCAGCGTTCCATTCCTCAACAGTTTCATTTCTACCGAATGCTGCGGTTGAATATTGCGACGCTGGATTTGCTAATCCAACAAAAACATAATAAGAATTTGAGGAATTATTTACATCTCCTAAAAAATTACCTGCATTATTAATTCTAAATTGATCCGTTACAATTGCCGACATTTTTATAATCTATGGTTTTTTTCTTATATTTATAAACATTATATGAGAGTATCTTTATCAGATACAGCACCAGTGCCCCTAATACCAGAATTTCTTCTCTGTAATCTTGGGAAAGTTGTTAAACCTGAATTAACAGTTTTACCTGAAATAGTAACTGAAATTGGGTTTGTAGTTGATCTAACACCACCAGTAAGTTTGCCCCAAGAGAACTTACCAGATATACCACTAGTTGAAATACCAGTGAGTGATGTATCAGTTTTTACACCAGCAACAAATTCAGCAGTATTAGATGTTGTACTGTAAGAACTAATTAAATATATGTTGTCAAAGAATGATGTACCAATTCCTACAGGAGCACCTGAGGAGGTAACTACTGAAGTAACACCTGCACCAACTGCAGTGTCAAATATGTAAATTGGATCTCCATTTCCTAGTCCACTGAATGTTCCAGACTCTTTCTCTAAGAAGAATTTTATAGTTGAACTACTCAAAACGTCTATTGCTGTAACAATACCTGAGAATCCACTTGAACCAGTAAATCCAGTAATCAATTCAGAAGGAATAGTTGGTGTTGGTGCGATCACATTTGGAACTGCAGTTGTTGTATATCCAAATCCAGGATTTACAATTGATACTGAAGTTATAATACCACTTGTAATATTAGCATTTGCTGTGGCACCAAAAGATCCTATCCCTAATAAAATTAAATCAGATGATGTTAAAGCAACTCCAGTATTAGATATTGGTGAAGCAATTGATAATGCAGTGCTAGAACCCACATATCCACTTCCACCATCATTAACAGTAATAGATTGAATTGTTCCACCAGCAGAAACAACTGCAGTTAAATCTGCTGCTCTAGGTTCTACAGATTCATCAAACACAATTGTTCCAATATTATTTGGATTTTCATAGAAAAATAAATTTGTTAGTGAATTTGTTCCTAGTCCAACATTATCAATGTGAATTGTGGTATCTGCAGACCCAATATCTTTAATTATTCTAGCTTCTGGAAATACAAGAGGTTCAATAGAGGGTCTTGTCTTTAATACTAAATCTCCATTCACAATCTTATCTCTCTTTTGCTTTATCCATCTCACAGGTTTAAGTACATTTGGTTGTATACCATTTTGATCAATGTATATGTTTGTTTCCAATACTTCTGATGTTTTTATACCCGTTACTGTTCTTCTATCTTGATCAGGTCCTACTAAACTATTAGATCTCGTAATTCTAATTTCATCACCAACCTTTATAGTTTCTCTCGCATCATTGAATATGACATCGACATTATCTGTTCCAATATAGAAAAATACTAATACATTATCCTCAGGATCAGGTGCTTCAGTAAATTCGAAAGATGTTCCTCCATTAAAATTGTAAGATTCTCCTGGATTTTGTACAACACCATTTATTATTATCAATAACAGTGAATCCATATCAATATTAGCACCCTTTTGTGGTTGGAAGGAAACTAATTCACCATTAAAGTTTAGAGGGAATCTTTTTCTAGTTCCATCTTGAAGTTGTTTTATAGAATCAATATAGTCAAATTCTCCAACATTCCAAGAGCAGAAAGTATCAGTAAATACACTTTCTACAGTAAATTCAATGTCCTCTAGCGGTGATGACAGACTTTTATCTGTAATCAAACCAACTGGTTTAAATTTATCACCTTTTCTAAATCCATATCCAGTCCTTGTTATATCAAATGATTTAACTTCAAATAACGTAGATCCAATACCAGTTGTATTACTACCACCCACTTCAATGTTTAGTAATAATCCTGTCCCTGTTTCTGTAGTGGATCCAGTTCCTAATCTTGATATACCTATTACGGGTAAATTTTCATAATTTGGCATAGGTGATATAACTCTGGGATTAGTATATCCACTACCACCATCTTGAACAGAATATATTAAAGTACCACCAGCACCGACAGTTGCTGTAACTTCAGCACCGTTTCCTGTACTATCAGTAATACCAATGGCAATAATTCCGTTTCCTGTACTACTTAACTCAGGTCTATAACCAGATCCATTTTGATCAGTAGACCCTACACCCACTGCTGTGATAGAACCAGATCCACCTACAACAGCTGTAACTGATGCACCAGCAAGAGGAGCAATACCTAAACCTCCACTGAATCCTATTGATATAATTTGACCAGATCTAGGCAATTGATTTAGATTTACATCAAACTCACTTGTTATTGGTGTACCATCAGTCGATGAGATACCACTAAAGACAAAACTAGTTACACCAACTGATTCTTCAAATTCATAGTTATTATTAGGATTCTTAACAGTTGTTGGTGCTTGGAATATTCCATTTAATGTTAAGAAAGAACTACCAGTTGTAATTCCAGTTGTGTTTACACCTGATACTAATGTTGTAAATGTTCTACCCAAACCTGTAAATTCTGTTGATATATCATCAAAAACCACATTAGTAGAATAATCTTGTCTTAAGTATGCTCTTCCACCAAAATTAGATCTACCAAAATCCCTATTTGAATCATTTTTAGAAATAATACTAGTTCCTCTAGGAGGATCTGTGAAAAATATATTTTCTTCCACAATATTATAACTACCTTTGTATAACCTAACAGTTGTTGCATCGTTATGAGTTGTTACTGCAGTTCCTAATATTGATCTAGTAACATCTATTAGTTTAAAAGAACCTGTATTAGATATTGGACCTACATTTGTTGTTCCAAAACCAACATTATTTACTCTAACAAATTCTTCATCAATCTTTAAAATATCAGAACTTACGATAGTGCCAATTCCAGATAAAGATATTATTGAAGTAGATATAGATACTTGACCACTAACATTGTTGACTAAATTAGTTGTTATAGGTGTGTAAGATACTGGAGATTGTAATACGTCATCTAAAGTTATGAAAGATTTTTCATTCTTTTTAAACATTTCTAATTTATGTCTATTTCCAGATCCTACAGAATTAAACGTAATTGCAGTTCCACCTTTAGTTAAAGATAATTTAAATAATTGTGAATTTACTGTTTCCTCTGGGTTAACAACATAAACTTCTCTAGGTAATGGATTTCCATTTGACATTACTAATGATGATATACCAACACCATCAATGGAAGAACCTGGTTCATAAATTAATCGTTCATTCCTATTAAAGAAATTATTTTCAATACTAAATTCTCCTGTTGCCAAATTGACAGACGTTGATGGATCAAAATATTTTGCAAATATTAAAGATCCATTATGTGTTAATGGGAAACTTAATCTATCCTTAGAAGTACCATTTAAAGAATCAAATTCTAACAATGATAATGTTTCTAAAGAATTTCCATATTGAAGAGATGGGGGTATATTGAGTAAATCTATATCTGAGTTAATAATCTCATGGAATGATTGAACTTGTAAATCAACTCCAATAAAATCATTGTCAGGATGGAATTTTAAATTTAAATTACTTCCACTGTATTCTGAGGAGAACGTTCCCATACCAACGTCATTTCCAATTGATATGAAAGGATAATGTGTTAAGAAAGTATTTTCACCATCATGAGTCATGAGAGTCTGATGTAATGAACTTGTTTCTCCAACAGAAACTCTAATTATACTTTTAATCGTTGCATCTTTTGTAGTTGTAAAACCAGATATTACATCTGTGGATGCAATGCTAACAAAGTTTGATTCAAATCTAGCTGAATTTTCAGAACCATCTGGTTGTGAACTTGTCTTAAATCTGTATGTTCCTATTCCAGATGCTGTTGTACCAAAACCAACTGTTTTTGATTTGATTAAAACTTCATTTGAAGTGTCATTATTATAGTTTAGTTTTAAAACACTTGAATCAATTTCTGATGTAAATGTTCCTATTGATACTCCTGTATTAGTTTCTAATGAGTAGTTTGATATGAATGAGTTTGTTCCATCATGAGTGGTATAAATTTCAATGATATTATTATCATTTGTAATTGCATCTGTAACTTCAATCGTAGTAAAGAATGATTCTGTATTTGATATATTTGAAGATGCTATTGTAGATGTTACAGAAGGTAGAACATTTTGATTAGAATTACTTAAAGTAACAAATCCCACTGTTGTAGTTCCACTCGATGAACCTGGTAAAAATGTTTGTTGTAAAATTTTAAGTTGTAAATCAACATCATTAGGATCTGTTGGTACAAATCTTAATCTATAAACATCATCATTAGTCTTATCACCTATAAAATCAACTATTGGACTTTCATCATCTAGGATTCCTTTTTGAATTGTATAGATATTTTCATTGATGAAATCTGCAAATACTATTAATTCAGTTACTTGTACAGTATTTGTGGTTGAACCAATGCCAGCACTAACTGAAGGAACTCTTGTCTGCACTAAAAATCTATTAAAAGCACTTAAGATGCTAAGTGATCCATCGACTTGAGCATTATTAGTAGCACTTTTAAAGAGAGAATTAATATTATCCATCAATAAAACTTTATTTGTTCTACATTCAAAAAAGTTTGATAGTGTGACTTGATTAAAACTTACAAATTTAGACCTAATTGGATTAGTTAAGGTATCTACATCTTTAACTAAATCAAAATCATTGATTGCATCAACTCGGTTTTCTGTTGTCAAATCTCTAATTATAGTAGAGGTATCTACAGAAACTGTTGATCCGACTCCAACAGCAGTTGAAATTCCAACATCTGCAAAGTTTTTCAAACCCGTTGTATGTAATAAACTATTAACTGGACTTACTAATGTTTGATATTCAATTGGACTTTGAATAGTGTATGATAATGTTTGATAATAATCATTATCTGGGATGACTTGATAATCTTGATTTAATTTTCCAATATCATTAGACCAACCAATATTTCTATTTGCTCCAAAATTAACATTAAATTTACCTTTATTGAAAAATATAGTATTAATGGTCGCTATCACACCAGAGAATGACCCTTTTAACCTATCATTTTTTTGCAATTCAAAATCACCTAAAACTTTTATATAATTATTAGTTACTTTATCTAATGTAAGACCAACAGAATTGAAACCCTCAGGTAAAGTTCCATCATCTCTTGATACTAAAATTTGTTCTCCAGTTAAAAATTCAGGTAATTCTGTTATCAAATTAAATTTAGGATAACTTTTAAAGTTAACTACAGATGCAAAATTTTGTAAGGTTTTTGCAAGACCAGGATTTGAAACAGATTCACTGATGTTAAATTCCATTCTAAATGGATTAGGATTAGTTCCACCAAGTATATTTGTAACTGGGTAAAAACTAAATTGATTAACTGGAGAATTAAAAGTATCTCCATACTCATTATCTACTCCCTCTACAAAAAGAGTATCTCCAACCTCAAAAGGTGCTGTTGAAAATCCTAAAACAGGAGTAGCTAATGTGACAGTGACTATACCACTAACACTATTAGTAACAATAGTAGATCCTATTGTTATATTTGTAATTGGTATTCCGTTTGTATTTTCTTTAGTAAATAAAGTGCAATCACCTATACCTTGTGCTACAGTCAATACATCAACACTAGATATTGATTGAGATTCATTTACATTTGCTTTAAAGGATCCACTTTCTACAATTTTTTTAGTTTCATTATCTTGCAATACTAATATTGGTTCAGATATAAAATTTCTTCCACCATCAGTAACAACAACAGAAGTAATTTTATTTGAATTTACAGTGGTAATTACTGGTGATAAATTTGCTATTGGAGTTAAAGTTTTATCGGAAGGATATTCAAATCCAACATTTAATATATCTACATTTTCAATTTTATTGGTAGTTGCTGAATCTGGTAATAATTTAGCATTAATCCCCTGTGTTGATGCTACACTTACAAATCTAGGAGAATTTTTATATCCTCCTCCACCAGATGACAAGTTTATTTTATTAATTGATCCCTTATCTGTTTTTGATGTTGTGCTATACTTTAAAACATCTGTGTTTGATTTATTATATACAAGTATCTCAGGTTTTGATTTTAATCTAATATTAAATTGAGTATCTGATGGTAAACTAACAATGGAATAATCTTGATTATATTTACTATCAGCATAAGATATTCTAGAACTATTTTTAACATCTATATCAGAGGTGCTTATAAAACCAGATTTTTCAACATTATAAAATAAGTTTGAAGGATTATCTACTGAATAATTTACTGTTACTGTAGCTGTTGGTGTTACACCAGGAGTTCCAGATGTTGAAACAGTATTTGTTTCTGTTGTTCCCGTTGATACGAAATTATTATCAAAATTTTCATCTTGATAAATTTTAAAGTCAAATCCATTTAGAGAAGAATCTGAAACATCAAATACTAAATCATTGTCTCTAATAACAGAAATAGGTGGATTGATTAATGATATTTTTTGTTCTGATCCACCAATTGATACTAAACCCATAGTATCTGGTGGAACAATTTTAGAGTTGTAAAATGTTTTTGCTAATTTTATAGTATTACTATCTAACCTGTAGACAAAATATCCACCAGTATCAAGACCACTAATAACTTCATCATCTGCATCATAATAAACTTTATCTCCAGTTATTAATCCATGAGAATTTAAAGTTATTTGATTTGTTTCAGTGTTTACACCTGCTGATGTAAATCCAATTTCATTTACTAATAAACTATCTGTCAGATCATTATACTTAACTTTAATTGAACTAGATGTTCCAATTCCAACTGATCTATCCGAATTAATTTCTAAAGTAATAATGTCACCAACTGATAAATTATGAGATGTACTTAAAGATACTGATGAATTAATTCTTTCTATATTTCCAATTACTTTGTCAAAATTAGATTCGAATCTATACTTATAGTAATCATCTCCATTAGTTCTAAAGAATAATCCATTTGTTGATGTTATTAAACCTACCTGAGTTACTATTCCAATATAATTTGGTGATTTGTTTATTACAAATAAATTTTGAGTTGATCCTGAGAATGGAATCGTAAATACTTGATTTGATAAACCCGACCCATCCCTAGACACTTCAATAGAACTATTACCATCAGTTTTTAATGTTACTTGTTGACCTGTTTTAAATGGATGATTTGGCAAGTAAATACTTTGTGCAGGTACAGATACTTGACTTGTAATGTCCCCAACAGTTACTGATACAGATGATGATATTCCAACAGTTGTAGCGATTCCAACAGATTGTCTAGGATTAAAATATACAACATCATCTACTTTAGAGTCAAATGCAGTTGATTTAAAAGGAATATCAAAGAAGCTAGGAATTAAGTTTACTTTAGAAGAGAATGAATGTGCTGTTCCAGTTATTCCTCTCTCAACTCTCAAAATATTCCTATCATCAAATTTATTCAAAACAATTAATTTTTCAGTTCCAATTCCAATACTACTTCCAACTGAAATGACATCTGTTTTGTATACAAATATGTCAGTTATAATTCCAGTGTTTGAATTTGATTGCAGTTCTTTATATAAAATTGTTGATTCACTGGGTACAAATGAAACATTATGATTTCCTATTAAAGGTTCATCAGTTAATGATTTAATATCTGTGCTTAAACCTGATATTTCTAAGTTATCTCCAACATCAAGATCATGTGTATCTGACACAAATACCGATATAGTATCAGAATCTTTTCTAATAAAAGTAACATTTTCTAAAGATTCAAATGTTGTATTAATTTCTGTTATCGGTTTTCCTTCAATTTTACTGACAAAAGCAGTTGCTCCACTACCACCAGTTCCAGAATCATCAAGAACTACATTATCATTAATTTTATAATCTTGTCCTGATTTTAAAATTTCTAATGAGTTTATAAAACCTTGAGTTACAGAGGTAACTTTAGTAATTTGAGGTATTATTTCATTGGATTCAATAATAAAATCATTACCAGCATTTGGATCAGATAATTTGTATGGGAATGTATTTCTAACTAATTCAGAATTGTTAAAATCAAAAGATTGTGATAATACTCTAAGAGGATCTAAAACCTCTGGCATTGATCTGTATGTTTTACCAATAAAATATGGAAATTGTGGTTCTTTGTTTATTGGATCGAATGTAGCAAAATATGCATAAACTCCATTTGGATAATCTGGTGTTTTACAATATCTACCATTATGCTCATCTAAATCATTTACTGGTGTATATGAATAATCATCTACAAAAAATCCTAAGTCAAAAGGTAAATCACCTCGATCTTTAATGCTAGAATTCAGAGAATATCCGCTTTTTAATGCCCTAACTGTAGATGAATTATCAAAAGGATCATCATATCCAAAAGGACCATATATTGGATTACCATCATATGCCCATCCAATTATAGGAGAATGTAATTCTTTTCCAAAATCATCAATTTTTTGACCATATTCATCTACACCTATTTGTGTAGAATAACCAACAACAGAATATTGTAATCCACTAGTAATAGACTCAACTAAAGATTCCCTACCATATTTTTTCGAATACACTGAACTTGAAAGTTGAATATTATTAACTGATAATTTTTCTATATTAGTATTAAATAAACAATTAGATCCTCTTACAATAACATTAATTCTAGTTTGATCAAAAGTATATCCAGTACCAGAATTTAATATAACTACACCTATAATTTTCAGATAAGTGTTTGAATTTTCATCTTTGTCTATTATTGCCCTTAACGAAGCTCCCGTTCCGTTTCCAATAACGACTAGATCTGGTGTTGAATGATATTCTGCACCACCATCTTGAATATTAACATTAATTAATTTTCCATCAGATATTATAGGACTTATTGATGGTGTTATATTTTTACCTGTTCTAGATGTTCCGTTTTTAATTACAACATTTGGTTTGTTTTCATAGTTTATAATATCAGTGCTACCATAACCACTTCCATTTTCATAAAGAGAAACATCAATAATTTTACCCTGTATTATTGGTGTTAAATTTATTTTATCTGAGGTTGGTACTGAATAAATTGCATTAACAGTAATTTCTATATTTGGATACTTAAATAGTTGATATCCAGTTCCTTTAGTCTTTAATTCTATATGATTTCTACTTATAAAATTGGTATTGTCAGTTCCACCTACACCAGCATTAGCGACTCTAAAATTATCATCATCTATCTTTAATACTTTATATTGAATATTTGTGGATAATCCAACAATACTTTGAGGATTAGTAACACCTAAACCAACAGATGGTTCATATGAAATATTTTCTCCATCTGAAAATCCATGATTTTTAAATGTAATAGTTGATTTAAATGTTGATATTCCGACACTAGGACTTACAAATACTTTTCTGTTTAAGTAAGGTCTTCCTGATTTTAAAACTCTAATACCAGATAAAGTATTTTTTGCCTCTTTTAATCTAAACTTATGAACTCCGTTTTTTGCAACATTAGTAAATCCTATGGTATTAATACCACTTACATAATCCCCTTCACTTCTATACAATAAGATAGTAGATAAACCAACAACTTCTGGCCAATACTGTTGACCATCAACTAATGTTTCAGTTCCTTGATTACTACCCTGATATGTTCCTATTCCTAAGGGTAAATTATCATTTCTGTCATATACTAAAACTTGTCCACTTACTATGTTATGAGGATTAAAAAATGTTACAGTTTCTGAATTAGTATCTATCCCACCACCAAAAGCAGTTGTAACACCACTAAATTCTAAGATTCTATTCCTTTTTCTAAGAATAGGTTGAAGAACAGCTTCACTACTGTTTCCCCCAGTTAATTGAATTGATACAATATCTTCAATATCAAAATTTTGAGGATCTACTTGAATTTCTGTTATATCTCCACTTATAATAGGACTCGCAAGTGCTTGAGTCGAAGCAGTTGAAACTGATCCTATTTCAATGACTGGAGGGTTAATAATATCATAACCAGAACCAGAACTAGCCACTGTAAACTCTTCTATTGAACCATAAAAGATACTATCTGATGACTTTAAACTCTGTATTTCAACACCATCTATTAACATTCCTACTGAACCAGAATCTACCTCTACATTTTTTCCTAAATTTTGATTGACTATGATTGGATATTTTTTTAATAATTTTTGTGATGATATTTTTTTATCATATTGACTTGCTAAAATAAAATTATGCTTAGTATTTTTGATTGTAGGAACATCAAATTCAATAAATCTATCAGATTCGATAAATGCAGGTGCTTTAAATAATTTTATTTGATTGTGATTATTACTAACAGTTTTTACAAAATAAAAACCTGAATCCAATCCAACTAAAGATACTGACTCTGGTTCATAATAAACTTTATCACCTGTAACAAATGGAACCTCGTTTGAGAAAGAAATTATAGAATATTTTTTTGTTGATGGATCTTGACCTTGAATAGTGCCTGTAATGCTGGTGTCAACAGTGGTAATACCTGCTTGAGAAATATCTTTTGCAATAGGATGTGATGGTAAAGAATTACTTGCAACATATAAATGAGTATCAGATTCATTGTATACATTTTGAACATCAGATGTTAATTTATTATCACCAAACTCTATCGGAGCACCAATTGGTTCGAACGTAATTGGATCTATATCATTGGCAGCTTTTCTTAATACTCTGCGAAGTGAATACTTCAGTGTTCTACTAAAAGTTAAAGTCTCATCTATAGTTACTTCAGTGTTATCATCAGAAATTTCTAATACTTTAAAAATTGATTTGGGAGAATTATTTAATGTAAAGGTAACAACATTACCTAAAGAAAATTTGCTAGTTTTTCTTTCTAATATTTGTACTTCATCACCTACTTTTAAACTTGATTTATCAATGGTTGAAGATACCTTAAGTTTAGATTCTTGTTCTTTTGTAAAAACTATATTGTAATTAGATGATGTATTATAATTCCAAGAATTTGCAAATATTTGTTTTTGAGTTTTATCTTTAATTGGATTTTTTATCAATTCACCAATACTTTTAACAGTAATTGTTTCTCCTTCTATTGAAAGTTTATTATTTTCATTTGGGATGAATTTATCTACTACGCCTGTTATTCTTAACTCTACTTTTTTTGTTAGATCTCCGTTCTCATATCCAAAAATTTTATCATCAGCTAGTATATCATCACCTAAATTAATTGGATTATCAATACCACTACAATTTAAAAATTGATTAATCGTTTTATCTGTATAATGAATATCTGTATTAATACCTGAAATAATCTTTCCTGAAGTTGAAAATCCAATGGTTGAATCAACTGTTATAACTTTAGAGTCTTTTTCAATATCATCAATTACCTTCGTTTTTCCAGTAACTTCAAATGTACCAGTTATAAACTCCGCATCATCAAATCCAACAAAAACATCAAGTATAAAATAGTTTGTTGTAGTTGATATCCCAGATATACCTGTTAAAATTTCAACTTCTGATATTGATGCACTTGATGCAGTATCAGTCGTTCTGAATATAGTTTGACCTTTTAAATTTAGTGGATCACCTGATAATTGTTCCGCTATAATTCTTTTACGTCTTACATATGTTGCAGATGATGGTTTTATTAAATATTCTTCTAAATCTATTACTTTTGGATCAACACCATATAAAACATTAAATAAGATTCTAAATGATTCCTCAGTTCCTTTTGATTCATAAAAAGATCTTGATTCTTTTATGAAATTATTTACATCTAAAGTTTCAATAAAATTTGCGTTTTCTAAACCAGGTGTAAACGTTTTCTTTAACTTTTTATAAAATTCTTGTAAAAATAAAACACTTAAATTTTGTACATTTGCATTACTTTCATGGGTTGATGCTGTAGTTGTAGAAAATAGTAATTCTGATGGATTATCTAAATCTCTATAGGTTGTAATTCCACTGAAACCACGCTCACACTCTAAGAATTGAGTTGCAGTTTTTTCTTTATACGTAATTATTTCATCATCAATTTTAAATAATCCATAAGATGCTGGAAATCCTTTTGTGGATGTAACTGTTATAGTTTCATCTGCAGTTCCAATACCAACTGAAAGATTTGTTTTACCAGTTACTACTTCTGGTGTTAAATTGTCTAATTTTAAATATTGATCTAAATTATCAATTAAATCTACTGGTGCACCAGTATACTCTTGAGAGATATAATATTGTTTTAAAAAATCAACTGCTTCTGGACTCTCTGACAATATAAACTCTGGGAGTTGATTGTCAATTATCTGTTGAGTCTTAATTCTTGTATCAATACCAGTACTTATCATATTATCCTCGTACTAAATCTCCGTTTGTATAACTTGAAGTAACTTTGTATCCAACACCAGATATCTGATCTCCAGATGAAATAGTGTCTTTAACCATATTTATTGAACTACTTGCTATGTTAAATTTAAGGTATAAATCTTGAAGTCCAATGATATCATTGGATTCTGGGAAAGCCTGTATTTCAATTATATCATTTGGTTTATCTGTTGATGTTATATTAATAGTGGTTAAATTTATTTCACCTTTTAAGTAATCAACAGTCCCTGCATTTTCAACAATTATGACTTTTTTACCATCAACTGTATCTCTTTTCACAATTGACATGACTCCAGTTGCTTTATCTGCATTTGGTGTGTCTGTTAAGAATACAGTATCAGATACACCAGATATAGTAAAACCAGTGCTCTTAATATTTAATCCTTCACTCTTAACATTAAATCGATTACCAAAACAAATTTCATATTGTGCAAATTGATTAAGAAATGCGTTTAAATTCCTTCTAATTCGAATTTTGGTAATATTTGATGTTATCGAATCTTCAATATTATCAATTACACCTAAAACTTTACTATATTTAAATCTACCACCAAATTTATTGATTTCTACCGATTGTGAATAATTGGTAAGTCCTTGTGTGATTCTAGTTTTCAATTCAGAAATATTTTTGACCTTTGATGAGTCATAATAAATGGATGAATCCAATTCTATATGAAGAACCTTAAGGTCTACTATCTTTTGATTAATTCCAGTCAATGTATAATTTTTTAGATCTGATAGTATTTGTGTTTTATCAAAATCTGAGACAAAATCACCATTTTTTGGTTTTATTGTTATGAAAACTGTTCCAAATTGAGGTGGATCAATTTCCTCACCTCCAACCACAGAAACACTCTCTGTATTTGGATAAATTTGTGGAATAATTGCCTCATAATCCCTTGCTGTAACCGCCCTGTACTGCGATGAGTAGAGTCTAGGTGCAAAATACTTAATAGAGTCAATTGGTTCGATATCTGACCCGTTAGAGGCAGCACGAATCTTATTAACAGTAGGTGTTGAATTCAAACTAACCCCTGCATTGTTGCTATTTGTGATAGATCCTGCGAATGAAAAAATTTCTGGTCCATTTCCATCTTTTCCATCAGTAATAATATAACTTACATCAATTGTTTTGCCATTTTCAATTTTTCTGCCAAAAATACCATCACCGAACAAAAGTTCGTATTTTTCATCTTGAATTTCTTGTATTAAGAAGGTGGTTGATGATGGTTTGACATTTAAAATATTATCAACCTTCGTAAACAAGGTTCCTTTATCCTGTTGACTATCACTATCTCTTACATAGACAATAATCGTAGAAGTATCAATTGAAGGGTTGTCTAAAATGAATCTTTGATCTAATGATCCATCAACCGTAAATGTTTTTCTAACAAAAGTACCTTGAAGAACCTCAATTGAGTTAAAACTTGCTTTATATCCAGTCTTTTCATTGTTAGAGTTAAATAACTCTTCTGTTACAGTTGTCGTTATATCCTCTCCTATTGAAAACGTATATGTAATATCATTACTACTACCAATACACACTAATCCTGCGTTTAAAGTCACTGTAGATATGTCTGGTGTCGTATCATCTACTTGTATATCAAAAGATATGGTTGCTTTTGCTGCAGTTTTTGATCTTGGAACATATCCAATGTTTCTTGCAAGTGAAACTACGTTTTCTCTTACAGTTGCAGAGTCTAGAAATGACTCATTTACAACCATGTTTGAATTAAATGCTGTAATATACGTATTATATGCCAGAGTATCAATTAAAACTGAAAAATTAGACCCTTCAAAGTCAAAATCAGTAAAATTTGAGTTTGTTCGAAGATAATCTTTGATCGAAGTCTTAATCTGGTCAAAGTCTAAGTTTGAAAATTTAGTAAATGGCATATTATCTAGTGGCTTCTAATATGAACTGGAATGCTTGAGTGGGAAACTGTTGTCCTACGATGTCAAAGAAGATATTTACTTCAAATTCGTTCCTATCAGGTCTTGGAAGCACCTCAACATCTAAATTTTCAATCCTCGGTTCAAAATTATCAATTGTAATTTCAATTTGATTCTGTATAGTTGATGCTGTACCAAAATCACAGAAGTCAAATAGACTTGATCGAATGTCAGTACCAAGAACAGGGTTAAAAAACCTCTCTCTGGGGATAGTTTCGACTAAATTCCTTACAGATCTCTTAATCGCATCCGCATTTTTGATAACTGTAAGGTCTTTCGTCACAGGATGTGGTTTAAATGATAA